ATTTGTTGTATAGGCATATTACGAAACCGTTAGAGAACTTGCTTGAATATAAGCAGCATTAGCAGACCAGAAGTAAATGGTAGCCATTCCTCTTGCACCTAAATTTAGAGTACTACCTTCAATCCTAGTTCCATCAGCAGTATTATACAAAATAGTTAAGTTGGTAGTTATTGGTAGATCACCACTATGATCATTTAAAAGAGTAACAGTATTTCCTGGACTCATTACTCCAGTTGGTATATCCCAACCACCAGAACTTGTTGCAACAACTTCTCCAGCATGAGTAGTTCCTATAGTTACTTGTGAATTTGATGAGTTCTTAGGAATATCACGAAGATTACCTTTGGTATCTGATACATTTGCATTAAAGATTGCATTAGCACCCAACTCCAAATTACATCCACCATCTCTACTGACCTTTACATCACCAGCAGCATTTGTACCAATATATGCATTTCTAGTTCCATCTTCTCCCCAGAAGGTCATGTATGCCCAATCATCAGAAGATCCTGAAGGAACTTTTAATTTTAATTTATCATGATCAGTTGGATCAATTTGTAGATATCCATTAGGAATCTGAACATCTTGGCCACCAGTAATGCTTAAAGCTTCTGTATAACTACCGCCTGTCCTTATTCTAACTAGACCACTATTATCCCAATAGCAATTTCCAGTCTCATTTTTAATTTCAAAGTGACCTGATTGATGCTTTATATAACCTCCGTTTCCAGAGTTAGAACCAAATATTGTTTTCTTACCTTCTTCTAAATTTATGTTTCCAGTAAAAGTGGCATCTTGGTTGCTATCAATACTTAGAGCTATAGTTCCATTAGTCTCAACATATAAAGTATTGCTTGAGTTTGTGTAACGTATTTCACCAGCATCAATATCAGCACTATCACCAAAGTTAATTGAACAATGATCAGTACCACTTGTGTTAGTTAAACTTAATTGTGAATGACCTGGACCACTTACAGTTAAAACGGTATCTCCTGTATTAGTAATTGTTTGATTGCCAGAATTATATAAAAGGTTAGGAGCTTCAAAGTTCTTGTTAGATTCCCACTTATCCCCAGTCTGATTGTATGTAATAGTTTTGTTGTTAGCACCCTTTAATTTCCAACCACCACCATGAGCTGTAGCATCAGTAGGTGTTGCAACATTACCAATGACAATTTCCTTGTCCTCCACCTGAAGTGTCTCAGTGTTCAGAATCGTCTGAGTGCCGTTAACAGTCAGTGTCCCACTCAGTGTGAGGTCAGCACCAGTTGCACCTGCTGCAAGGGCATTAGCAGTGGCAGCAGTACCAACATTGGTTACTCCTGTTGCTATATTATTGACATCTCCAGCAAGAGCATTAATCTCTAACCTCTGCTGTTCTATTGTGAATGTGGTTGCTACGTTTCTTAATGGCATGATGGGGATCCTTTAGTATGATGCTACAGCCCGTAGATCTTGGATCTTCGGTACAAATGCAGGGTTTGATGTTTTCATTACGACCTTTATGGCAAATGATGAGAACTCAGGAAGATCATCAACACTATATGTCAATTCTTGATATGAAGATTGTTTCTCTGTGATTCCACTGATGGAATTCTCAGCAGTTGCTATAACATCAATATCTGGTAATCCAGTACCATTAAAATAAACCCATTCAATATCTTCAAAGTTCTCTTCTGAAGATGATTTCTTAAGTCTATAGAGAACTTCAATGTTCTTGATATCAACAGTATTTGCAGTCAATCTGACATCAATTCCTGTTGCTGGATTCTCAATAGAAACTTCCTTAGTTATATATGATGCAGCAGTTGAAGTTCCTTTAGATTGAGTATCAGATACGAAATCAATACCATTCTCATAACTTACTTTAGAAACCATCACATAATTTTCTTCACCAGCAGTCTGTCCAGTCCACCCAATGATATCACCAACACGGATAATATCACTAACTTGTGTGTCAGTAACTGCTGAAACCGCTACTCTTGAATAATCACCAATTCCACTCTTGCTTGTATAATCATTATTAATTGGTTTCTTATCATTAATAACTGTTAAAATCTTGTTATTCTGATTCCATAGTACAACTGTACCACTTATCTTATTATCATAATTTTCATTTATGTCAGATGCGTCCCTAACAAATACAGTTGATTGTGGTGAAGATAAGTTTGGAATTGTAGGAACAATCTCTGATACATTACCTTCAGTTGCAGTAACAGTTACTTTTGGAACGCCTGCATTAGCACCAGTAGTATCTGGATTTAAAGCAGTTGTAGTAGCAAATCTAAGTCCTTCTGCTTGAGCAAAAGTGTTTACGGTATCAACTCTTACATATAGATCAGATCCATCAACTTTAAGAATAGTTCCCGAAGCATTTGTAGTTAATCCTGTAACTCTTTGATTATCAGTAATAGCAGTTCCTGTACCATTAGTTACTGCAAATTTCCATACAGGGTAAAACTCTAAAATCTGATCTCTACGACCAAATCTATCCTCTTTACCACTAGCATTCTCAATTCTATTACTAATTGTTTTTATTGATGCTTTTGATAAATCAACTAACGGTGAAAGATAAGAAGCAGTACTTGATAAATCTAATTTATAAGTTAAAGATCTATCAATATTGTTTACACTTTGATTGATTTTAGATGCTAATACTTTCTGATTAATAAAGAAGAAATCTTCATTTAAGAAAGTTTTTTCATAATCTTCTGTCTGACTGTATGATGTAAATGTTCCAACATTATCATCTACAGGAGCAATGTTTGTTGTTTTAACAGAACTTTCTATTTTAGTTTGAGCAAATGACATATTAGGAACATTTGCATATATTTTCTCAAACTTTCTATTATATGATGCATATACAGATGAACCACCACCAAAAGCACTAGATGTTGCTTTATTAACAGAAGTAATATTATAACCGTCAATACCTACATTACTAACTCTGTATAAATTATCATTTAATTCTGTGGAAGAAAGTCCACCTACATCAGTTATACCTTTGAAAAATACATGAGATTCTTCATTACTACTAAATCCATTATTGTGATGATTTACTTTAACAACAGATCTATTATTCTTAAATAATGTTGATGTTGCACTAGATTCAGAATTGGTATTAGTTTCTATTGGATTTACATCTAATAGTTCATAACCAAGATCTTCATTGGTAAGAAGGAAAGATGCAGTTCTAGAAATATCAAATTCTGCACGATGCAAACTAAACTTAATATCTTCAAATAGATCCTCTGTCCAAGCATTAGTATTCTGAGACTTGAAGAGAGAACCTAAAGCAGGTTGTGTTGTGACAGTTGTGCTAGTGGCAATCTCTGTCTCACCTAACTTAGATGCCCATACAAGATAATCAATAGAGTCTGTCTCAAGAACGAGAGCATACTCAGTATCATTTTGTAGATATACAGGATAATCAAACTTGAAGTTAGTTGGAGTAGTTGAGTTAGTTACTCCATCCTGATCAACAGCAATACCCATACGAACTGCTGGTGTATCAATAGTAATTGAAGACTCAATTACAGCACCAGAATTACCTGTACCTGTACCACGTATAATAACTGCTGGTGGTTCAGTATATTCTGAACCAGATAAAATAAGATCTGAATGATAAACTTTACCACCAGAAACTCTTACAGTAGCAGTAGCACCTCCTCCACCAGGTAGTTGTGGACTTTCAATGTTTATGATTGCAGAATCATATGCTACACCACTATTATTTACTTTTAAAGAAGTTACTCTACCAGAATCTTTTACTATCTTAAGAGTATTAGATGTATTGTTTGCATTATTAGCAGCAACAATTGATGGTACAGTTAATGTTTCATCTTGTTTGAAAGATGTTCCAGTGTGATTATCTAGAACTAATGTATAAACTTGATCATTAGTTAATGAGAATATACCAGTAGTTGTAGATACAAGTTCAATATTATTTTTATCAAATACACGTGAAATAGGACCAGAACCATTAGATGATTGACCAGTAACTTTTTCTCCTTTAGTTACTTCAAGTGTATCACTAGCAAGAACTCTTAGATATGTGTCGGGATTAAGAACCTTTTGTGTGCCAGGTATAATGTTCTTACCTGGTTTTCCATTTTGAATATCAGTTAGATATACTCTAATTGGAATATTAGAACTCTTAGTAGAGAAGAATAGATCAACACTAGTAGTAAATACACCACCATCAAATCCCTCAACAGTAAATGTTTGAGCAAGTGGATTTGGTTTAACTGGATTCTCTGTATTACTGTCTGTTACCTGTGTACCTTCATTTGCTTTAAAGAATGCAGGTGATGTAGATACAACAGAAGAAGGATTCTCAGGTAGAAGACCAGTTGCATAGTACTTAACTTCTGCATATGTCTCTACTGTGTCTTTATCAGCATCAGTAGAACTTGATGTAAATCTGATAGTCTTTACACCAGTAGTAAATCTAATTTCATTAGCACTAGTATCATAATCTAAATTATCAGCATCACCATTCCATACACTTGCTTCCCTAGGAGGTAATCCAGCAGGAATTAAAATAATACCACTAGCATTACCATTCTCATCTGTTATAATAGGACTATTAAATGATGATAATGAATTACCAGCAATACCTGTATACTTAGAATCAGAATTAACCCAACGAGAAACATCCTGTCCTTCCATGAAAGGATATATTCTTGTATTTGGTTTTAAACGATTAATTACATAGTTAACAGGAATACTTCTTGCGAAGAATGAAAGTGAAGTAGCTACAACATTAGATCCAACTCCCTTAGTTGAAAGTCCTTTACCAATTTCATTATTATCAGGACTTACATTTGATGAACTAGAAACAGAAGCACTAGTAACATTAGAACCTGATACATCACTATTTGTATCACCAAAAGAATCAATGTTAAAGAAGGATCTATTTGCACCTAACCAATTTACTTTATATGAACTATAAAGACTGGAAAATGCATCCTTTAAATTATCCTTAGCAAGGAAGATTGAGTATAGATTAGTATTATTATCAGTAACAAGTGGTGCAACACTAGTGTCATACCAAGCATCTACATTAGGACCAACAAATGAATCACCAGCATATTGTAATACTACAAATGGGTTAGGATTGATTGTCTTAGTTGCAAACTCATTCCCTAGAAGTTCTAATTCTGTAAATGGTAATGTAACACGATCAGTATTCCTTACATAACCAGCAGAACTTCTTTGATCATCTCTGGTATTAACTTCTACCAATCCAAAAGAATCTTCTTTTGCTTGAGGTCGCATTACAGATTGTTGTGTGTCAACAGAACACTTATAATCAATTGATTGTAATGAACCAATCTTATGAGTCTCAAAATTGTCTACAATGAAACCACTCTTAAATCTATTATTACCATTACCGTCAATGACTTGCATGTTGAGTGCTTGCTGCTCAAGAATGCTTAACGTAGTGTAATATTCTAGACGCTCAATACGTTTCTCTAACTTACCAATGTCACGCATTGTATAGCGTTTATGGTCAACTGGTACAATTCTTACATCCTTACTTGATTGAGTGAATGCTGGTATGTACATATAGTACAAAGCAATAGCATCCTCAATTGGATCTGGTTTAGTTGGATTTAAAGAAGAATTACCTTCTTTAACATGGAACTTACCTTTCTTATCTAAGAACAATCCATCAATTCTGCTAAGATATTGAGATTGTGAGAATGAGAATGTATATTCAAGATTAGAATCTGGTGCAGGTGTACTAGAAACAATTCCACCACCACCAGCAAAAGACCTACTATTAGTTGAACCTAATAGAGAAGTATCTTGATATCCTGATATAATAGCATCATTATCCACTTTAGGTCTGAAATCTAATACATCTCCTAGTGATACTTTACCTAGAGCAGGTGAATTGTATGTTGGAATCTCATCAGCACCAACACCAGCTTCATGTAAATATGAATCAACTGTACAGAAGTCACCAGTTGTATGATCAAAATAATCAAATGCAACCAATAACTGACCAGTTGGTGCTTCAAATCCAGGCTTTAATATAATTCTTGATACATCATATACAGTATCTCTTTGTCCATCATCAAATGTATATCTGTTAGTGACATCAGTTCCACTTACAAGATTACCAGATGCATCTACAGTTGGAGCATCCTGTGTAGAACCTTCATAAACATATCTAAGTTTAAAAGCATCCGCATATGTAAATGTTTCTACACTTTGAGTATCATAGTTCTTTCCTCTAAAAGGAATAACTCTATCACCAGGTGATTCAATTATAATTCTAGTATTGAGTTTTGCTGTTTTAATTCTTGGTTTTGCCTTAGTTACTTCAAGAGTAGCACTTAACTTTAACTTAGGAAATTCTGTATAGTTAGATGCATCACCACCAAAGAATGTCTGTGGTAAAGTAAGTACAACACTACCAGATGTCATACCACTAGCAGTATCAGTAGAAGCAGAAATATTAACTTGATCTGCTGTAATGTAAATAATATCACCTTTATCAACATCAGTTGCACTTCCTTTATTTAAAATTGTAATAAGGAAATTACTTTCGTTGAATGAAACAAATCTTTGAGTACCAAAAGGTAACTGAGCAGTGAAAGTAATGCTACCACCACTAGAACTACCAGTACTTACAAAATCTCTTCTTACATAATGAACAATCTTAGAATCTTCACTACTTGCTACAATAGAAGAAACTTCTTTTGTTCCTGTCTTATAAAGTAATGTTCCTTGATTGAAATTTTGAATAGAAGGACGTATTCTAACAACACTTGTATTACTTACAGTTTCTGGTAGTGCTCTATCAAAATAAATTCTTGACTTCAACACACCAGAAGGTTCTGTTGCATACTGTACAATACAACGAATAATATTATCTGTAGTATCAGAGAATTGTACAATATCTCCTTGTTGTAGTACTTTTGTACTATCACCACCAAAACCATTACACTCAATAAACTTATTACCCTTTATACCACTAAATGTAAAGTTTGTTACAGGAGTAACTTCAGAATACTTCTCATTATTAATTTCAATATCAGATGTAAATATTTGATTCTGTCCAGAACCAAATTCTGAATAGAATGATTTAACATTCTGAGGAGTATATGTAGTTACTGCATTTCTGACAAGGACAGGAGTAATCTTTGCAACCTTTGAAGGAGTACCACCACCTTCTTTTTGACTTACTACTACAACAGGAGGTTTTGCATATTCTACATTTACAAATTCTCTACTTACAATTGTTGCTTGTAATACCTGCTTACCAAGAGCTACATCAAGTTTAATCTTAGAAGAATCATAATCAACACCATCAATTTTTAATTTACATCCAGTTTGTTCATAACCTGCACCTTTAAAAGTAACAATAAAGTGTGAGATTGTATTATCTTTAGCAATTCTTACAGAATTGTTATCTTCATCTCTAAGAATTTCACCACTCTTAAAGTTTCCAAAAAGAGTTTTAACCATTAATGTTTTATTCCTACTGAAAGATCCATTTGAAGAACCTTCTACAACCCCATAAGCACCGCTTGTAATACCGTAGACATACTTACCAGTTCCAAATCCACCTGTACCTTCAATTGACTCGTCTAAGAGGATTTTAGTAAAGAATTGAGGATCAAAATAAGATAGACCAAATACACTGTTATAAACAGAAGTACCGTCATTCTTTCTACCTTTAGAAAGAATAATATCAGTATCTGTATTAAATCCTGTTCCTCTTTCTACTAATGTAAAGTTACTTGGTTTAGCAATACCAATAACAGGTGTTATTGTCTCATTGTAGTCTCGTATGAGACCTAATCTATTTTGATCGTTTTCACCATCTTCTCTAGTTCTGAATAATTCTCTGTTTCCACTATCACTAGAATTTTCTGCATCATATTCAGTAAAGTACTTATCAAGAAGATTCTTATCTCCTAAAAGAGTTAATTCAAGATATGTTGCTGCTCCAGCAGCAGGATCATCTAACTCAGGTCTACTAACTTCAGAGTAACCAATAACATCAATTTCACTTATTGTGTTGGGAATACCAGATGTATTTCTTCCTTGTACCCAATAAAGTTTTGATAATGCTGTTAATCTCTCATCAAATGTATCTGTAGCATCTACACCAGATATAGTTACTACTGTTACAGTAATATTAGCAGCACCACCAGCACCTAGATTGCCATCAGCGATGGTTAAAGTATCTGTAGCAGCATATCCTGTACCTGCTGTTTTCAAGGTTACTGTAGGGGTTCCATCTGATGCTACAACAACATCAAATGTTGCTTGAGTTCCATTACCAGATGTTGTGCTTACAACATCATTATATGTTCCAGCAGTTCTATTTGCAGCAGCAGCACCATCATTAGTAAAAGTTCCAATACCACTAGCAGCACCATTCAATGTGCTTAAGTTTAAATCATTTCTTTTTTCTACATAAACAGTTTTAATTCCTGTATTCTGATCAAAGAAAGAACCTCTACGAGATACAGTTTGCTTTGAATCATTAACTGCTTCTGTTCCATTTAAACCAATAGTTCCATCATTGAAAACAGATGTTAAAAATACATTAGGATATGCAGTTAAATCACCACCATCAGCGTTAAGTGGTGTACTTCCATATGTGTTGGTTATTCTATAAGTAGGAAGTCCAGAAGTCTTTAAACGAATATCAGATCTATCAAGAGTTTCTCTTGCTTTGGATATAGGAAGATACTTTGTCTCCTTATTAACAATCTCAAAACCTTTTACATATGCCTTACCAGAACTAACACTTGCAAGTAATTTACCTTTTGCATCATCTACTGTAAGACCATTAACCTTACCAAATTCATCAGCAGGATATACTCCCAAGTTACCATTATTCTGATAATATTCTCTGACATCTAAAGAGAAATCTTCAACAATATAATCTCCAGACTCATCATAAGTCCTTCTTGCTAAAGTTTGCTCTAAAAGATTGTAATCTGTTTGAGTTATTTGAGATTGTACAGATCCTTTCTTAACTGTAAGGATCTGAATAAAATTCTTATCCGTGGTTGTATTTAAATTATACTTAACTAAATCAAGAATAATCTTTAATCTATTTGCACCAGGTGCAGAATAATTACTAGATCCAATAGCATTATCATATAAAGAAGAGTCTTCTTCTGCTGTTATAATACTTTCTGTAATTTTAAAACCAACTTTTGCAGATGGTTTATTATAATATGAATCAATAATTAATAGTTGTTCTGCATTTCTTACAAAATATCCATTAACAAAGTAAATACCTTCTTCTACCTTAACAGCAGAAGCATATCCCATTGCAGGACTTTCTAATGTTGACGATGCACCTGTGTCAGGATCAGTAATAGAAATACTAGTAGGAAGTACGCTTCCATCGGTTCCAACCACCATCAGTGGTGTATTAACGCCATCTACAACCTCTAGGGTCTCACCTTGTCTAAATGTATCTTCATTAGACGCATCACCACTATTTGTATAATTTACATATAAAACATCAGAAGCAGTTTCTGTTGCAATATTAGAATCAATAACTGTTGCTGTTACTCCAGAAGTATTACCCTTAATAACCAATCCTTTTAATTGGGTAATATCATACTTCTTGTAAACGATCTTACCATTTACATTCGTAGGTATTTCAGATACAGAAGATAACTTCACATAAGGAAGTTTAGTGTTAATTCCTACTTCACCAGGAATGACAAGTTCACCCTGTTTAAAGGCATACTTACCAAAACTTTCAATCTGATTCTGAAGAATAGATTGTAGCTGAGTTAACTCTCTCGCCTGAATTGAATATCCAGGACGAAAGAGTACTTTGTAGAAATTTTTATCTTGTGTGAAATCTTCGTAGTATGGAGCTACATTTAGGTTTGTCTTCTGAGGCATCTCACTGTTCTTCTAACTTTAGATTGGATAAATTAGAATTCAATTACAAGCTTGATGTCCTCAATTTGGTCAGCAGCTCTTGTAATCTGTCTTCTGTTCTCTATGTATACTATATCTCCAGAGTTAGGTTCAATCTCAGCAGATGCTTTACCTTCTACAAAAGAGACATCAGCAACTACTGAAGGAGTACCAGAAGTACCTTCTGTAGTAACAACATTTCTTGATGCAGCAGAAGTAGCACCAACAACAGCATTTGCAGCATTAGACTCAAATGCAAGAACAACACCAGCATCGGTGTGTACATTAGGAGATTGGAAGTACTTAATAATCTGGTTAGTAGAGTCCCAAGAAACAACAGTTCCTTTAGCAGTACCACCAGTTACTGTCTGAGATATAACTTCATCAACAACATAATCATTACCAGCTCCATTGACTTTTAATGCATGGGTTCCACGCAATGTACTATTAGAAGCATAAGTTGTAGTACCATAATCCAATGGATCCTGAATGATTCCAATTCTACGGAAATCATTATCAACAGGGAAATCACCTTGACCTTCTGCGTATGTTAGACGAATATTCGTCATCACCCTCTTACCAAAGAGTTCTACGTCAGCATTAGAACCATGTCCACCTTCAGGTGAAATTACAGTTTCAATATATGCGGAACCAGTGAATGCACTTGGGTTGGTTGTAAGAGCAGCATCAGTGAATACTGTAGTAGTACTTAAGATTATATTACCGTAAGTATAACCAGAACCAGCTGCTTGCATAGAAGCAGATGTTACTTCACCATTAGCATTAGTTGCAAACTTAACAATAGCACCAGTACCATCACCCTTAACAGGAGTGTATAGTTCACTAGCAGAAGCAGGAAGACCTGATCCAGCATCTCTAACTACAGCAACATGAATACCACCATCAACAGCAAGTGCTTCTACAGCAGTCCTAGATGCATCAGTTGCAGCAGCAATAGGCATAAAGTCTGTTGATAAGAAAGCAAGAACATCACCTGTTGAAAGTGTGAATAGATGCTTCCAAATATATCCAGCAGTACCAGATGGTTCTGTGTATACACCAGTAGCACTATCAAATGTACCTTGACCAGCAGTAGGTTGTGACTTTGGTTCGTAGGTTACATTCTGACCAGCAGTATTTGTAGGATCCTGTCCGTTATAAAGACACTTAAAGACTTCATACTGAGAGTTCATTACATAGAACTTAGACCCAGACAAAGAGCTAGCACCTAAAGCAGTTGATGTACCAATTGCACCGCCACCACCAGGTGTTGCTGCATAATTTGGACGGTACATATCAAACTTTGGATTCGTTTGTATATTCCAATTATAACGAGGAGTAACTAAACGGGCATTATCAGCGAGAATACGTTTGGCAGCGATTATCTCATTATATACGTCACCCTTTTCTTCAGCATTATCTAAAGGGACAGGTGGAACTTCTTCTGTCGCATATCTATAAGTTCCTGTCTTAGCAGTTGCAGTACCATTAGTAATGACAGTTCCAAATGAAGGAGTTGCGGTTGCAGTAGGAAGAATAGTATTT